CGGGTATAGGTGGTGCGTTAGCGGGTCGTGGTGCTGATTTGTTTATTATTGATGACCCTCATTCGGAACAAGATGCGTTTTCGGATAAAGCCTTAGAAGAAGCGTACGAATGGTATCAAACTGGGCCTCGTCAGCGTCTACAACCAGGAGGTGCAATCGTTATCGTAATGACTCGTTGGTCTAAAAAAGACGTAACGGGTAAATTAATTAAGAAAATGGCTCAAGATAAAGGTGGGGATGAGTGGGAACTAATAGAGTTCCCTGCAATATTACCGTCAGGTAAATCGTTATGGCCTGAATTTTGGTCGTTAGAAGAATTAGAACGTACGAAATCAGCAATTCCTCCGTCGAAATGGGCAGCGCAATATATGCAGCGGCCTACAGGCGAAGGTATTTCGATAATTCCTAAAGAATGGATTAAATTTTGGCCATCTGACGACCCGCCGACATGCGATTATTTAATCCAAAGTTTCGATACGGCGTTTTTAAAATCTGAAAGAGCTGACTATACGGCGATAACGACGTGGGGTGTGTTTTATCCAGAGGGTAAAATCGGTGATGAGATGTATAGTGGGCAAGATGCTCATATTCTTTTATTAGATTGCGTAAAAGAACGGTTAGATTTCCCTGAACTAAAGCGCGAAGCCGCACGATTGTACGAATATTGGGAACCTGATAGCGTAATTATCGAAACGAAAGCGTCAGGTATCCCGCTAACCCAAGAATTACGGCGTCAAGGTATCCCTATAAACACCTTTTCACCGAGCAAAGGGCAAGATAAGATCGCGAGGTTAAACGCAGTCAGCGGTATTTTCCAAGAAGGGCGCGTTTGGGTGCCAGAAACGAATTGGGGGCAAGAATTAGTCGACGAAATCGTAGATTTTCCGAACGGAGAAAACGACGATTGCGTAGATGCGACGACTTTAGCCTTACATCGCTTTAGACAAGGCGGTTTTTTACGTTTAGACGGCGATTATAGCGACGAAGAAGAGTATTATCCGAAAATACGGGCATATTACTAATTTACCGTTTTAAAAAACTAGAGTAGGGTAGCGTTCCATGGCTGAAGTGCAATTCCCAGAGGATTTAGAGGGCGAAGAACAGGTAGAAATCCTGTTTGACGAGGAAAATAACCTCGTAGACCCTTCGAAGTTAGAAATGGAAGTAGATATTCCATTCGGAGAAAACCTCGCCGAGTATTTAGACCCCGCTACACTTAACGAAATCTCTTCAGAACTATTAAATTCTTATCAAGACGACGTCGATAGCCGAGAAAACTGGTACGAAACGTTCCGAGACGGGTTAGAACTACTAGGTATCGAAAATGATCCTCGTAGTGAACCGTTCGAAGGGGCTAGTGGCGTATACCACCCGCTTTTAGCAGAAGCAGCCACTCATTTCCAAGCTCAAGCGTATAAAGAATTACTACCGTCTAACGGCCCAGTAGATACGAAAATTATGGGCGCGTCTAACGATCCGAAAGCGATGCAAGCTAATCGCGTAAAAGATTTTATGAACTTCCAGCTTTTGTACAAGATGGAAGAATACGATCCAGAAATGGATCAGATGTTATTTTATTTACCACTCGCAGGTTCTGCGTTTAAGAAATGTTATTACGATCCAACGATGGGTCGCGTTGTTTCTAGGTTTGTTAAAGCAGAAGATTTAGTCGTTCCGTATACCGCGACAGATTTACATACGTCACCTCGCATTACGCATCGTATGACGATGACGGAAAACGATCTCCGTAAGTTACAACTCAGCGGGTTTTATACTGACGAAGAAATGAGTCGTCCTTCGTATTCCGAACAAGAAGACCCAGTTCAACAAAAGATAGACGAAATAGACGGTGTATCAAGAACAGGCCGACAAGCTGATTATACGTTACTTGAGTTCCACGCTGAATTAGATATCGAAGGTTTCGAACATACTGATAAAAACGGAGAAGCTACAGGGTTAGCGATCCCCTACATTATTACGGTATGTAAAGATAATAATCGTGTTTTATCTATTCGTAGGAACTATGTAGAAAACGATCCGATGCGTAAAAAGATTGAATACTTTACGCATTACAAATTTCTTCCAGGATTAGGTTTTTACGGTTTTGGTCTAATCCATATGATTGGCGGCGTTACTAAATCAGCGACCGCAATCCTCCGACAGCTTATTGATGCAGGTACGTTAGCGAACTTACCCGCTGGATTTAAAGCACGTGGATTAAATATCCAACGGTCTGATGATCCCGTACAACCAGGAGAATGGCGTGACGTCGATACTCCCGGAGGTACAATCCGCGATGCGTTTATGCCGTTACCGTTTAAAGAACCAAGTCCTGCGTTAGCGCAGTTGATGGGGGTCTTAGTAGAATCCGGACAGCGGTTTGCTGCTGTTATGGATAACCAGACAGGGGACGCTAACTCTAACGCTCCTGTAGGTACGACTGTTGCGTTGCTAGAAAAAGGTCAGAAAGTAATTTCTGCGATTCATAAGCGTTTGCATTATGCACAACGTAGTGAATTTAAAATCCTTAAAAGATTATTCGGCGAATATTTACCGCCTGAATATCCCTATCAAGTACAAGGTGCGCAACAAACGGTATTCGCTACCGATTTCGATAATAGCGTAGACGTTATTCCTGTTTGTGATCCAAATATTTTTAGTACGACGCAACGTATTATTTTGGCACAGACCCAGCTTCAAATGGCGCAAAGTGCGCCGCAGATCCATAATATGAAAGAAGCGTTCCGCAAGATGTATATCGCGCTGAACATTAAAGATATCGACGATATCTTGCTACCAGATATGGCTCCTGCTCCGAAAGATCCCGTCCAAGAAAATATGGACGCTTTGTTAGGAGCGCCGTTACAAGCGTTCCCACAACAAAATCATGATGCCCATATACAAGCACATATGGCATTTATGCAAAATCCTCAAGTCCAACAAAATCCAGCAGCGATGGCTGCATTACAAGCGCATATTCAACAGCACCAAGCTCTGAAATATCGTTTACAGGTTATGGAGATGTTGGCGCAACAAGGTGTGCAATTACCACAACCCGGCCCAGATGGTCAAATGCCTCAGCTCCCTCCCGAGATGGAAAGCGAAATAGCAATAGCTGCTGCACAAGCTACGCAACAAATTACAGGCCAAGAACAAGCCTTGGCACAAGCGATGGCGGCGCAGCAACAAGATCCTCAAATGCAGATGTTCCAAGAACAGATGCAACTCGAATTCGAAAAGCTCGCGCAGCGTGATAGAGAATCTCAACGCAGAGCCGAAGTCGAAAGAGAGCGTATAGAATCTCAAGAACAGCAAACAGATATCCGAGTAGCCTCTGACTTACAACAAGCAGAGATGCGCGACGATAGAGACGTTGATGCTAACTTAACAGATATTGCAAGAATCGTAAGAGAGTCTCGGGAACAGGAATAAGTGTCTCATTTAATAAGTAATATCCCGCATTTTAATTGCTGGGTACGCAGAGAATATACACATAATCATCTTGGCTATCACGGAGAGTATTTACATGCAATCGCTATTGCGGTAAATACCATCCCAGATAGATGTTTATCTTTCCAAATCGTATTTACTGGATACGAATGGGATGAAGAAGACGATGCAGAAAACGTACACGGCGGAGCAATGTGGGCAAGAATGCCGATAACTGCACTGATAGCGGATACTGCAAATGAGGATATGCCCGAGGGTATGGCGACGCATTTAGCGCAACCTTGGGATTGTAGCTCTCGAGACCATGAGGTCATCGTTATGGATCGTGTATCTTCTAGTCCTTGGATATGCAAGATAGATAATGAGTTCCATACAGGGAAGTATTTATTTACTGTGGATTACACAGGAAACGATATAGCTGATGATCCTGCGCAACATAAGCAGAGTCATGTAATACAGCTAACAGATGCTGGGAAATGGACGGGTAATATCGTAGCGTTACCTAATAATCGTGTAAGAGCGACGAATCCAGCGTTATGGGAGACGGGGTCTGGAGCACCAGACTTTTATCCCAGTCAGCACTTACACAGTGCAGAAATTGACGATAGCTACATGGATCCGAAAATTACTTTTAATAATTTGTACGCCGAAGGAGACTAAAATGCCAGGACGCAAAACAAACAAAAAGATGCCTATGAAAAGAGGCATGGGTGGCAAAACTGCAAAGAAAATGCCAGCTAAAATGAAGCGCGGTGGTTCAACTCGTTCTCGTAGTAAGAAAAAATGAGAAACCTTAGAGACACGGAGATGCCTTATCCGTCCCCTAAAACGCAAAAGGCAGGAGTCCAACCGTCAATCCCAGAACCTTCGAACGAAGGTTTTGCAAAAGCTACAGTGCTGGCAGAAAAAACTATTAGCATTCCTGGGAAAAAAGTAAAGACGAAAGGAACTGGTGCAGCTACTAAAGGATTAGATTTTACTAGCTACGTCAACTGATGGACTTTTTAAAATACTCGGAGTATTTACTCCGCAAGCTGCGCGAGAGACAAGATGATCTTGCGCAGACTCTCGCCACTGGTGGCGCACAAGACTTTGTTCAGTACCAACGTATTGTTGGGGAGATTTCAGGGCTTAACTTCGCTGAACAAGAAATAACTGCCCTGCATGGAAGGTTAGAAGATGTCGAAGACGACTAACAAGGGGGTAACCCCTGACCGTGTTCTAAATTTTGGATCTGATACGCCGTTAGATCCTCCGAAAGAAGTTATTACTCCTGAAAATTTAGAAAGCCACGCTGATAAATTACCAAACCCTACAGGGTATAGGTTACTTATCCTCCCGTTTTCTCCCCCCGAGAAAACCAAAGGCGGCATTGTTATAGCTAAACAAACTCTAGATAAAGAACGTTTAGCAACCGTTGTAGGGCTAGTCGTAAGAAAAGGCCCAGACGCATATTCCGATCCCGATAAATTCCCAGATGGCCCTTGGTGCGAAGAGGGTGATTGGGTAATTTTTGGTCGCTATGCAGGAGCTAGATTTAATATCGACGGAGGCGATATGCGCCTTTTAAACGATGACGAGATTTTAGCTACTGTAAATAATCCAGAAGATATTCTGCAATAAGGTGTAATAAATGGCTGAGTCCCAAGATATTGAACTTATTCTTCCTGATGAAGAAGTAGACCCACGGGCTGCTGATGTTATTCAAGAAGCAAGTGGTGATTTCGATTCGTCTGCAGAACCACAAACGGAACCAGATGAATTAGAAGATTACAGTGATACTGTTAAAAAACGCATAGATAAACTTACTTATCGTATGCGAGAGGCTGAGCGTCAAAGAGAGGAAGCGATTGAGTTTGCTAAGAAAATTTCTGAGCAAAATAATCAACTCCAAACGAAGCTTAAGTCTTCAGATTCAACACTTGTTAATGAATATCAACAACGTGTTGAGTCAGATAAAGAACGTGCAAGACGTGCTTTAAAAGAAGCGCAAGAACTTGGGGATGCTGAAGCGATTGCGTTAGCTACTGAGGCGGTTGCTAAAACTTCTTATGAAGCGCAAAATGCCGAGCGTTTGGTAGCAAAACAAAAACAAACGGCAGAACAAGAAGTTGTTACGCCGGAGCTACCTCAAGGACGTAATATACAACCAGCTGCTCCTGACCCACAAGCTGAAGCATGGGCAGAGAAAAACAGTTGGTTTGGTGAAGACACGGGTATGACTTATGCTGCTATGGGTATTCACCAACAGTTAATTAAAGAGGGCGTAGTCCCTAGCTCTAAACATTATTACGAGAGAGTCGACGCAGAAATGCGAGAACTTTTTCCACAGAAATTTGTCGGTGAGACAAAGAACGTGCAATCTGCTGTAGCAGGAGCCAGCCGAGGTGTTGGATCTGCTAAAAAAGGTGCACGCAGTGTGAAACTCACACCTTCACAGATAGCGATAGCTAAAAGAATAGGTGTGCCTCTAGAAGAGTACGCAAAATACGTTTAGGAGATGAAAATGACAGATCGTACCTCCAGATCTGCTGAAACACGAGCTAAAACTGCTCGCCGTAAACCATGGCAACCGCCATCTATGTTAGACGCTCCTGAAGCTCCTCCTGGATATAAACACAGGTGGGTACGTGCAGAAGTCCGTGGGCACGATGACAGAGCGAATATGTCAAAACGTATTCGTGAAGGATTCGAGCCAGTAAGAGCAGAAGATCATCCTGATTTTGATGCTCCTACGATAGAGGACGGTAAACACGCTGGCGTAATAGGTGTTGGTGGCTTGATCCTCGCAAAAATTCCTGAAGAGACTGTCGAAGAACGTAATGAGTATTTCCACGGAAAAACAGCAGAACAACTTCAAGGTGTCGACAACGATTTGATGCGAGAAGCTGATCCAAGAATGCCGCTACGACAAAGCGATATGAGGAGAAGCACCAAAGTGGAATTCGGTAGCCGAAAACCGGCTGCTGATTAAGTTATCATTTTCCTTAGAGGATTAAATCATGGCTAATACTGATGCCCCTAACGGGTTCACACCAGCCTACCACCTATATGGTGGAACGATTCGTCCTCAGAAGTTACGTATTGAGAGCGGTACTTCTGC